GTATTGGGTCACGATGGCAATCGTAAATGCTAACCAAGCCTGCAAAGTGAAAAGTAATGTCAGGCTTGATGTTGCCAATGTGTCTATACATTGCGTCACGGTCACGAATATCACTTTGAAGAAATGTTACGCGATCATGTACTTCAGGAATGTATGAGCCATGCGCAAGATTGTCAATTGCAACCACATCATGCCCCAGTTCTAACAAATCAGGAATAAGATTTGTTCCGACGAAGCCGCAGCCTCCAGTAATAAGTATCTTCATAGAATTATATATGCTTGTTATTTTTTTGCAACTACACGCGCTCTCAATTCACTAGTAGAGAAGCTGTGCCGTCTTTTGTTGTAATGGATTGGGCATAAGCCTTTGCCAGTGTGATTTGTATTTTGGTATTCCTCGCCAACAATGCGCACATCAGGATTGATTGTAAGAATAATATCTTCTAGATCCTTTTCGGTTTCAAACGGAATAATTTCATCTACATATTTGCACGCCGATACTTGTAGGTATCGCTCAAATACACTTTGAACTGGTGCGTTCTTGGTGTCAGCGCGGTCCTTTGTGGGATCAACCAATAATCCTACAATAAGATAGTCACACAATTGTTTTGCTTCCATAAGCATAACGGTATGACCTGCATGAAAGAGATCAAATGTTGATGCCGTAAAGCCTATACGAATTTCTTCAATGGGTTTACCCATAAGTTTAGCCAGTGATTGTTTGTCGAGCAGCATTGATTTTGTTTTTTAAGTGTTGTAGTAAAGATGGTTTGTCTTTTGCGTATGCATACATTCTGCAAAGGTGACCAATCTCATGTGCTTTAAGAACATCAAAATCAACTTTTGCATAATATTCAATAAGATCCAATTGCCCATCAAGTTGATCATTTAGTGCAATTGATGTATATAGTTTAGCAATGTCTATAACCCATGAGCTGTAAAGCGTAGGGTCATTGATTGGGTCAATGAAATATACCGCAGTGAAACCTTTAGGACCGCTCATAATATTGCTAACGCTACAATCACCATGAGAAAATGTGAGCGGTGTTTGACGCATAGCATAGCTTAATGCAAGCCCTATGAAGCTATAGTCTTCTAAAGATAATACATCTTTGACGCGATCTCGGCAGCGCGCAATATATGATTCTGCACTAACAGCTTCACTGTTAAGCGGAGGATGAGATGCAAACGTATGAACTGTTTCCAACACATTGGTTATGTCACCGCCGTATGTATTTAGATATTGCATACGAATGGTATCACCAATAACACTGTGCACTCCTGGGACATTGTAACCATACCATCGTGCAGCCTCAAACCATCTTACCACACTTTGTGTATTCTTTGATGTCTTGTACACACTGTCCGTTACTTTATCATAATACACAGCGTCACCACTCCAACCACCAACCAATCGCGTGCGCTCAAAACTTTCAACAAACTGTTCTGGCGTAATACCTTTGTCATCAATATAGTATGCTGCAAGCTTCTTTTGGAAACACAACGACGTATACTTTACGTCATGCTGCGCAAGCCAGCTCTCAATTTGTGATCTGTACTTGCGGTCAGCCGCTTCACAATCGCCATCGCATGAGAGTTGACCTCGTGCGGTAACAATATGAATGCTCCAGCCATCATCATACAAAGCATTGAGTTTGGTGACAAGTGCAGTGTTTGGTGTTGCATTAGTCCAGTCACGATTGTGCGTGATGGCAATGGTATCGTCAAAGTCAACAACAAGAGTGGTTGTATAGTGTGAACTCATATGATGTATATATGCTTATTTTCTCCGATTGAGAAAATCGCGATCGGCTTCTTGACCATCAACTTTGCCGCGCATATATGCAACAAGGAAAGAGCTGTAGTTGATCAGATCCTTACCACTATCTTCGATACTCTCAAAGTTTGGTTGATATTCAGGATCATTTTCCATAGCTTCAATCACACTATACATTCGCAATACTTTAGCTTGAATAATATCAAGAATGCTAGCTACACCGCGTGGGTAATAGTTTGCTTGACGAATACGACTGTTTGGGTTTTGATAGTCGCGACTTTTGCGTTCTTGCAATTCGGCGCATTCTTTCAATACCAGAATACTTTCTTTAACTGGTGTAGTCTCACCAGATGTGTTTGCATTAACCTTGGCCACGTGACAGTTTTTTGTAGTTTTTACTTTGCTTAAGATGAGAGGTTTTGCTTTTGGCATGGATTCCCTTGCGACGAATTTTCTTTGGCTTTACCTTAGGGCTGTTGTTTTTCATAAATTTATTATATACTGTTTATACTGATTTGTAAAGGACTTTTTAACGTGTTATCAAAACTCATCTATGTAGTCTTTGATGTAGTTAAAGTGACGCTCATACACATGAAGCGATCCTACTTGCCATGTGATTGTACCTGCTACAATTGGTTGTGCCGTGTAACCATGATTCCATGCATTATAATCTGCAACCAACTTATCCAAAATGTATTTTTGCCATGCATAGTCATTCTTATATCCAAATATTGAATCGTTGCTCCGCATTTGTACTACAACATGTAACTGCTCATCTCGAATAAGGTATTGTACCGTATTGGTGCAAATGAAGTCACTCATCCCACCGACGCACCAATCAGTATGCATTGTCGGTCGTGTATAGATTGCAACTGCACGACGCGAATTTGGACAACGGATTAGTTCTACCAATACATTTTCATACTGTGAGCCATTCTCTTTGCTTAAGACAAGGTAACCATAATTGCTGTTGATGAAGCCTTCAGGAGTAGCTACAGAATTCCAGATGGCTGGTGTCTTGCCTGGGATATCATTTACATTGAGGCTCTGCGAAAGATACCAATCCAATTCGTGTTGAATATATTCGGCATTCTCAGATCCAAAGATTAGTGCTTCATCAGCAATAAAACTCACGCCAATCAGCTCTACAGTTTTTACACCGCTCTTATCGGTTGTGAATTTTTCGGTTAGGTATTGTTCGGCGAGCAATTCGCGAACGTCATTTACATTCATTTGAATAATGTTGTGCATGCTGTTAATGTTGTGCATAATGTTTAAAATAAAAGTTTACGGCAGTTAAGAATGATTTGCATATTGTGAACATCATTATACTCAAGTACATCCCAATCACGAGTCTCTTCATCCTGAAGAAGCTCTTGCTCAATAGTTTGATTTATTGCAAGCGGGCGATCGCGTGTAATATATATGTATGCATCACTTAAAGCGTTTTTAAGAGCAACACCATTCTTAATTGACTTCCAATCGGTACGCTTATACGCTGCGCTTTCAACAAAGCTTACGGTTTTACTAAAAAGCAATTCTCGCAATGGATCATCCGATTGGGTTTTACGTGCGCTAAACATTTGGCTTAGTCGGCTCCAGACGGTTTCGTTTTTCATAATGTTATTATAACAAGTTAGATGTGGTTTGTAAAGGATTATTTTTGCAATAGTGCGGCAATGATCAGCTCAGCATGCTCTTGCGCTGATGGATATTCAAGAGTGTTAAATTCCTTTCCATTACGAGAGATAAACCAGTCCCAATCAGCCTTTGCTTGTTCTGATAATGGCAAACCTCGAGGCCTTGCTTCACTAGCTTTAAGAATAATGTCGACAAGCTGTTTTTCTTTATCACGAGCCGCAGCCATAATCTCTGCCTTTGCAGGATAGACGGCTTGACGAATAGAAGTACTTCCTGGTTTTACTTTTACTAGCCACCAACCTTCATGCAACCCGTCTAATGCGTATGGGTCAGTTACCTGCACGTATTTACGGCCAACTTTTTTATAGCGAATTTGATTCATTTTATCGTAGACTCTTGTTTCTGCGTTCATATTTTATATTATTGTATTGTTCTTGTTGCATGATTTTATTATATCTTAGTTTTTTAATATTCTTCGCCTTCGCTAGGTGTGCGATACAAGCGGTCAATTTTTTCGAGATTTTTAATGATGGTATCATGATTCATGGAAATGTTTCGTGCAATATACATTTCTGCACAAATTTGATTTAGAATAAACACTCTTTCTTCCGATGAGTATTGATGAATCATTTTTAGTTTGTCTGGGAAAGCTGTCATATTATTTATGAAAGGATTTATGTCCAAAGCACGCGCACATGTCGCACGATGGTCATCATTGCATCTTGATCACGCTTTTCAATCAATGCTTCAAGGCGATTTGTTTCAGCATATGCTTCAGCAAAACTCATTCCATATAGTGTTTCGCATGAGCTCATGCACGATGATTTGTTGCCAGCTGCATCAAACGTTGGCTCTTCAAATATGCCATGAACACCAGGAAGCTTCTTTGGGTAACTGTCATCATGCGCAGCTTGCAATGCGTCACGCTCATGTTTGATGTAATTATAGGCATCACGCAATTCTCCATATGTTTTCAGCACATCATCAATGTATTCTTGTGACACATGACCAGCCGCAAGTTCTTTGCTCCAATCGGCATCAAGTTGACACAATCCTTTTTCTTTCTCTACAAAGTCAACGAGGGTTGCAAACAGTACACGCGGCACCAATTCAACTTTATCACAGTATGTACGCGGAATGACTCGTGTAAGCCAACGTTGCTGTGGAATAAAGAAACCACGAATGTTCCAGTAAAGACTGGAACGTGCATAGCTGTTGGTAAATAATAGTATCAGTCTTTTCATATGTATTTTAATTTAAAATTTCCATCATCATATATTTCAATATATGAACACCTTTCATCACAGAAGCTTCCACTGTTGGCGTAGGTGCAATTGCCATAAACTCGTACTTCAGGATAGTGTGTATGACCAGCCAACAATACATCATGTGCAGCACCATGCTTTTGAACAAACCGTTCACGAACAATATCCTTGGCTCTAATCCATGATTTGCTAAGCTGTTTGATCCTGCGTGTAAAGCGATGACGGCGATCAAACTTTTGAATCCAGTAGTATGCTCCAGTAAAGAACCATGTAGTGAATGGGCGTTCACTGATCCACTGATCATAGTTATGGCCGTGTTCCATGCGAAACTTTACACCACCTATCTCTGCAGCATAATGATCAACCAAATCCATGCCAGCTATTGCGCTCAAGAATTCGGCGTCTTCATCATGATTGCCATATACCAATACCACATGCCGACTCTTTGATAGCTTGCGAATTTTGCTAAGAATCTTCCAATCCTTTTTATCATAGCGATGAAATGAATAGTTGTCAAACAAGTCTCCATTGATGACTAGTGTGTTAAATTTAAAGTTTAGTACCTGAAGCACCTTTTCTTTTTGACTTACGCTGGTACCCAAGTGAACATCGCTAATGACTAGTGTATTAATCATTGGTTTGTCATATTGTTATTGTAATTTAGTTTTATGTGTCTAGTTGATAGCAACGAAACATAATATAACAAAGTACTATAGCTGCAATTATTTTTGCGCATATTTCAATGGTGTGTATACTTACAGTCATCTTTATTATAATAGTGATTAACAACTGCAACCGCAACATGGTGCATCTTCGCAGCCGCATGGTGAGTCATTTGGAGAATCTTCAATGTCGTATTTCATATTGGTCATAATCAGTAGTGGTTTCCTTACAGAATTATTATACAATAAAAACCCGCACTTGTAAAGGAAAAAATGCATAAATTGTGAAAAATATGCATTTTTTATGTTTTTGTTGAGTGTCGACGCGTTACAGCATCTTTTTTACGGCGGTCACCACATAAGATTCATGGGAAACGTGAAGCATTGGGCTTCCATCATGCCACACCGCGTCATCGATGTATAATCCATAACCATACACACGGTTTAGAATAGCCAAGTCACTTACGCTAAAGCCAAGCAGGTCATCAAGAGCAATCTCTGGTTTTTCCCACTTAAAGCTTTTCATAGTAAATATTTTTTGATTATCGCAATATTCAGGGTTGTCTTCAATGCAGAATTCTTCAAGACATACATAGCAGCTGCTGCTATTAAGACAGACATGTTTTACAGTATATTCATGACCGGGTACAAGAAGGGTATTTTCGTCTTGAACGACACTGGTAAAATAACTCCACACTGCTGGTGCAACAAATGTAATCTTTTGTCCAGGAAGTGGTAGCCCATACAAGATGCTGTGGTTTTTGTTGTGTGTGTTCATAATAATGGCAACAGTGTAATTATGTCATGAAAGCAGTGAGCGCCATTACAATAACTTGCTTAATATTTTCATAGTTGCTCGTTGTGTTTCATATTTAGAAACGCTAGCACATCTTCTTTCCATTCAGTGTCAGTGTGGTTTATGCCATAATATTCACACACATGATGGTAACCTTTATGGTCAATACCAATCAAATGCATCTTATCGAGATTGTGCTGCAGTGGCAAATTGTCAATGAGCACATTGTGTTTGTGTGCAGTTGTATGCGCTAACATTGCACGTCCTTCATATGCAGTAGAATATTGGTGGTCATGCAATGTTTCACGTGTTAGAATGTTTGCATTTGCAAAATTCCAACCTGCAAGCATTGTGATTTTTCTTGCATAATCACGCGTGCTGGTTGTAAGAATGTAAACATTGTCAGCACCAACTAAGTTGCGACTGTGCTCTATTACTTCAAGAGCACTTGGGCGCACAATGGTATAATATGTGTTGCTGTCAGCATCAAGCGTAAAGGTCAAACACTCCTGTTTAGGATCACGGTTAACTCTAGTATAAATTAGACATTCATCAATATCCCAAAATATTCTTTTAATCATAATACAGTTGTGTGCTCGCAATGGTAACTGAACATTGGTCAAGTAATATCTGTTTTATAATGTTCATAGCCTACCAATGGTGTATTGCGTTTGCTACAATAAAGCCGCAAGTAATTAAATTTACAATCCAAAAAAATGTTCGTATAATTGCTGCAATGTCAGCTTCTTGTGGGATGTCACTAATCTTATCGCCCATTGTTTTACACCAAATGCGCCATATTTTATTCATTAAAATTCTTCTAAATAATCTTGTTGGTATTCGTTGACGCCACATTCCTTACATTGGTCCCATAGTAGACCAAGACCGTTATTGTCCCAATCACCACGTTTAAGATAAGCGCAATAACCGTTTTCCTGCCCCGGCCTTGTCAAGTCACTATGCCAAAAAGAACATGTCTGAAACCGGCCATCAGCACCATGCGTATAACAATAATTACCTTCTGGAATAATACTTTTGCATTGCTCCTGGGTTAGCTTTAATGTATATGTTTCAATTTGAGGTTTCATAAAGCACTTTTGCAATTTCTTTGCGACCCCATTCATTAGCGCTGTGGATATAACACTTTGGTAATGGCACACCATCAGATTCACAGCGTTGTACAAGATATTGCGCGCATGCACGGCCAGTCAGATGTTTAAGATTACCATATTCAATAACTCCAATATCCTTAGTAACCGTAAAGTAATGAATTATATGTTCTTCATGCAGGTCATGATCAAACGATACACTTGTTGGCATCATATGTTTTACCATAAAACAAAATTCAGCATAGTCACGAACAACTACCCACTCTTCAGCAGCTATACCACTCTTGTCCGTCAGCTTGCATTTGTCATCATAAAGATATGCGTCATTAGGATTGCGCAAGTCGTCAAGAAACAAGTTATATGAGGTATGAGCCATTTGGTTGAGTGCATTGTATATTGTATATCTGCTCAAAGAACGATCGTGTCATAGGCATATTACTTGAGAATTCAATTTCTTCAAGCAATGGATTGGTCAATACATCTTGATCAGCCAATCCATATTCGCGTTTCCATTCCTTACATGTCTTTTTTTCATTTTCTAAATTCATATTGCATTTTTATTTATTAGCGCCACTGGCCAAGTGCTCACAAAATTCTTTATATGATACTGGAGCGTCATTGGCAACGACGTCAGAAGTGTGGTTGTCTTCACAACGTAACCAATCAGCTACGCTTTTTTTTGCAAAAGCTTTATCCCAGTTATCACGCCCTTGCGTTGAAAGAATGCCGCTCTTAATTTCTGCACCAGTTATATCATTCCGCGCTGCCATAAACATTTTCTTTTACATAGGTTGTATATTCAGGAGATTCATCGGTTGTGTTGTAAATATAATCAAACAGCCAATTCACATCAGTCTCATTGTGAATACCCAAATCTTCACATAAAGATTTAAAGTCATTGTCCTGAGCTTGTAGTAAGTTCTGAATATTAGTGCGACTGTTTTCAATTTTTTCTTTTTCTTTTGTGTTGAACTTTTTCATATCTTTCTTTTGATTTGTTTAATGCTAATGCATAATTTAATTGCACAATTGTCCATGAATCACTATAAAAGGTGTTGCCACGAAAAGTATACAATTCTTGTTTGGGTTTGTTCATAAAACTTATCATATTTTATTGATTTATTTGATTTCCGCTTTGTCATATGCGGCTACACGGCTCTAAGGTAATGGAATAAGAATCTTACCATCAACCAGCAATCCTTCTGCAGTAAGCAACTCAATAGCTTTTTGGATGTTTGTTTTAGGGCGTTTGTCCCTAATACGTCCATTGGAATCCTCGCGGTAAATCACCTTACCTTCAGCATATTCCCGCTTTACCCAATAGCCAAAGGAATCCTCGTAGCGAATCATCTGGCCATCAGTCCATTCCCGCTTTTCCCAATAGCCAAAGGAATACTCACAGCGAATCTCCTTGCCTCCAGCGTATTCCCGCTTTACCCAATAGCCATCGGAAGTCTCCCAGTAAATCACCTTACCATCAGCATCTTTGATGATAAATGGAAACTCTTTAATGTTTAATTGTTGAGCAATTGTCATAATGTTATTATATTAAAGTTCCTTAGCGAGTATGTTTGACTAGAGTCTGCAGCAGGTGATCATAGTCTCCGCTCATGCAATCATCCAGCACGGCTTTAATTTCAACGGCGGTGCGTCCTTGCTTGCGAGCTGCTCGTTGGAAAGCTCCCATAAGTGAGTAGGCATTGCCATCAAGGCCAACAAGCTGCAATTTTACTGGTTCACAGTGTAGTGTATTTGTATTCATTCGTATCCTAATTTATGTGTTTCAATCCAACGATAGATGACAGCATCATCTTTTGAAATTTCTTTGACCATAAGGCCATGCTTGTATGCTTCTTTGTGCGTGTCCTTTACTCCTTGCTCATATGTTCCATTGCTAGTAAAATATACAACTATGGCTAAGAGCACAATGCCAAAAAATGTTCCAGCCAAAAAGCCACGGTTTACGTAATGCATAATTTAGTTTTTAAGAATCTTACCATCAACGATTAATCCTTCTTTTGTAAGGAGATCAATAGCTTTTTGGACGTCTGTTTTGGGGCGATTGTCCACAATATAGCCATCGGAATTTTCATAGCGAATCACCTTGCCCCCAGCGTATTCCCGCTTTACCCAAACGCCATCGGAAGTCTCATAGTGAATCTCCTTGCCATCAGCCCATTCATACTTTAGCCAATAGCCATCGGAAGTCTCCCAGTAAATCTGCTTACCATCAGAGTCTTTAATATTAAATGGAAATGTCTTGATGTTTAGTTGTTGTGCAATTGTTTTCATATTGTTATTATACTGAGGTTCCTTTTAGTTATTTGAGAGTCAAGATCGAGCGCCCGGACATGAGACAGAGTACCACGGCTGCGCATTCATTGGCAATCTCGGGCTTAGCAGCGATTGCGCCTTTAAGGAAGCTGAATTCACAGATTCTTGCTTTTTGTGAACCTGGTTTGTAGCCATTTGAGACGAGGATTTGTTCGAGCTTTTCCTGGAGATTAGATAGTAGTGTTTCGGTCATACGCTTATTATACTGAGGTTCCTTTTAGATATTTGCGTCATTAACGTGCCGCAGCGATTCGATGAGGCCCTTCGCATGTTTGAGGCCCTCTTCATTCATGGTGCCATCATTGAAGTGGTCGCTGGAGTCATGTATACTTTGGAGCTGCGCCCAGAAGTTTCTACAATGACCGCGATATTCAGGCTTAAGAATCTCTTCAAGATTAGCAACGTCTAACACTGATAAACCGCAGTTCCGCATGGATTGCGCTACGCGAGTCTCACCAGAGAAACTCTCCATCAAAGATCCCGGAATCAAGCATCGCCCCACTGCGCACATATTTCCAGATTCAGTGAGATACTCGCATCTTTCGTTAGCAGCATTATACCCACGCTTCGATGCATCTTTGTAATATTCAACCATTTCATTGATAATTTCTTCCTTTGTCATAATGTTATTATACTGAGGTTCCTTTTAGTTATTTAAGAATCTGCCCATTCACCAGCAATCCCTCCTTAGTAAGCAACTCAATGGCTTTTTGGACGTCCGTTTTAGGACGATTGTCAACGAGAACTACATCTGAGCTCTCAATGTAAATACAATTACCGTCTGCGTCATATTCACGCTTTAACCAAGCTCCATATGAGGTCTCGTAGTAAATACAATTACCGTCTGCGTCATATTCACGCTTTGACCAAAATCCATCGGAATACTCACAGTAAATCTCCTTATCATCAGCGTCTTTAATTTCAAAAGGAAACGTCTTTATGTTTAGTTGCTGTGCAATTGTCTTCATAATTTGTAGTTGTAATTTAGCTTTTAAGAATTTGTCCATTCACCAGCAATCACATGGCACAAATCAGGAGCGCCAATTCACTGCCGGCGGCATGAAATTGTCTCCAAGTTTCTTTGGTGCTACACGCCCCACCGGTGTGCCGAGTAATTTCGCAACTAAGCGCGCTGCCATCGGAAAACTGCGTCCAGATAAACTGGCGGTTTTGGCCGTCAATATCGGAGTAGGTGGTCTTAATTACTTTTTTGCTTTCGATAACTTTCATATTGTTTTCCTTACAGAATTATTATACAACAAAAACACGCACCTGTAAAGGAAAAAATGCATAAATCTTAAAAAATATGCATTTTTTTCATTTTATTGTGTGATGGCGGCACAAAAAAATCCTCGGCCGCAAGATTTTACAGACGCCGAGGATTTTTAAGACGTTTTGAAGAATTAAATGATTCCGCGAGCTTTAAGAGTAACTTTACTATAGTTTTTCATCAATTCTTTAATTTGTGCTGCTGTTAGTTTAGGTTTAGCATATGAATATGCTGCAACCGGTGCGATAACCACAGTTTCTTCAATAGCCGGATCAATTTCAACCGCATCTGCAATTACTTCAACAGCTGGATCAATTTCAACCGCATCTACTTCTTTAATGTTTTGTTTTTTATTTTTAGCCATACGTTTTATTTATAAGCTTCGTACTACAAAATCAATTGCGCGGCTTGCTTCATTTTCCATCGGCCGGTTTTTATACCAGCCACCAGTATCATTGTCTATATCTTTGCACAGCTTGGCAACTTGAGCTGATGTAATGGGATAGCCACGTTTCATTGCGCTAGCAGCAATACTCATCATAATCTTATACATCATATGATACCAGCCGCCTTCTTTAATTGTACGATATTCAGCAATCAGCCGCTTGTTTACAAAAGGGCAATCAGCATATGATGCCCAACTGTAACTCGTATTGGTCAGTTTTTCTTTACGATACTGCTCAATCTTACGACGCATTTCCTCAGGCAGTTTATCAGACAATGACAAGCGCGCAATATTGCCAGTCCATGGATGCTTTGCCATAACCTCATATGCATCAAGTATGGGTGCATCATGATTGCTAAAGATAAACTTTTTGCTGCCTGGGTAATCTGCTGGCACATAATACATGCGACTAAGATCTTTTGTTTGAGGATCAGCCAATCCATTGTACTCTTTATTTAATGCATACCACAAGTGGCGTATACGATCAGCTGGTACTTCGCATGTAAATGGAATCACAACTCTAAACTTTGGATGCTCGTCTGTTGAACTGGCCGAACTGTAGCATACATATCGCACATCCCGGAACACGCTTATTGCGTCCATCCAGTGCCCTTGGTATGTATCAACATCAAGTGCAGCCCAGCCTCCCCATGCACTCACATTAGCATTTGCACGTGTGGTGCCACTTACAAATACTGCTGGACTGATAAGAACACTACCATCTTTACGCTCGTCCTTCTTTGGTTTGTATCCAGGCTGAACACTCAGCTTGTACAGCAAACTTTCAAAGGCGTCCCAGGTGTCAAATGACAATTGACGATGTGTCTTGTTGTCATAAATGCTTTTAAAAATGGTTAGACGATACTTCATGCACAATCAGCAAATGCTTTTTTTAGTAATCCATGATTATTAATATGCGAAGGAGGAATCCAGCCTGGCATTTTTACCAAATCTGGCAATGAAAGTGGATTTGGACGGCTTTCTTTAACTCCTACGCGTTTAGCCATGTTTGCGGCTAGCACTTCAAACCATGCTTTTTGAAAATCAACTTGAAGCAGGTCTAGTGTGCCAACCGCAACCACAATAATATCTATCAGACTGTCAACAATTTCTTCGCTGTTACGCTCACTGATTGCAGTCTTGCCTTCATTAACCTCTTCCTGCAAAAAGTCATAGCGGAATTGGATAAAGCTGACAAGGTCAGCCGCTGATAAGTTTTCAACTGCAGTATTGATTCCATAATACTGATGCATCATGTGCATATCAGTGCTAACGTCTTCTTCCACATTTTTTCCGGCAGCATGCAGTTGAAGTATTTGGTCATATCGTGCTGCTGCTTGGTTTTGCATATGGCTATCTTGTTTGTTTGTTGTGGTATTCATATAGTAATTTATCAGGCAAAAAAATCTTCAAGGCTTGCACGTGGTTCTGCACTCCAGCCAATTGCATCAAGAATAAGTTCAAGCGGCTCAATGAATGTTTTTGCAAATTGCTGATCATAATTGACATACCGATGCATATCAAATTCAGGCGGCAGTTTGTCCACAAACCCAATGACATTTTCGGCTGTTGGGTTGGGCATCTTGAGTGGAATGTATTTGATACGGTCACCGCTTTGAATTGGTTGATATGTATCAGATAATCCTTTTTGCTTAAGCATATGATTATACATGAGTGATGCGCGAACATGCATTGGTGTACCTTTCTTATAGATGCTTTGCTTATCACGCCACTTTACAATATCAGTAATACCTCGCGGAAAAGCAACCTGTTCGATTGGAATGGTTGCAAAATGCTCACGGAACAGCTTGATTGCAGCTTGCGTCTTGGCTTCATCCTCATTGATAATAATCTTAAAGATTTCCTTGAATGCGCCGCGGCATACTTTAGGAGTACTGCTTTTGATTGCTTCAATACCCATCATCTTGATCTTAGGCTCGGCGTATTGAACGCCTTCATTGTTGTGAATATTAAGAATGTATCGCTTCTTAGCAGTCCAGATTCCACGGTCAGCAATAGCCTCCCGCTTCATAACCATTGCAGGTTTATAAACATTGGTAAGATCGGCAAGGCTATCAAACGCTTTCTTAAGCATCGGCTCAACGGCCTTGCTGCCAAATTCATCAAGGAATGCAACTGGATTGTTGGGCTTAAACTTTTCAATCACATCTTTTACGTGAATATACAAACTGTCCGTGTCAGCTGCAATAACTCGATCCACAACACCGTCATCCTTAAGGAATTTGCTAAGCCAAACATTAGCATGCTCTTCAGCCCAGCGAATAACCAACTGACCAGTAAGAGTAATACCTTCAGCAACAGCAATATCAAAGTAGCGGAAATAGTTGTTGCCGATAGCACCATACAAACTATTCATAAGAATCTTGATACACATCTGTTCGGTCTCAAGACGCTCAACTTCAATATCAATGCTCTTATACTTTCGGGCATCATTCTTAGAGTTGATGGTTTCCTTTTCCTTTTTCTTGCGAATCATTTCAGCTTTGATGCCTACACGACGATTGTATAGCTCCTCAATAATCTCTGGAAGGAATCCTTGCTTATCACGACGGAAGCATGCGCCGTTTGCAGCAACCGCAAGATTCGGCTCAGGGCTGATGTGAGTCTTGTTGGTCAATACAACGTCAGGATTCATGCTTGGCAGATGCATATGTCGCACGAGTGTTTCAGGACTCATGTTGTACTGAATAATGATGTTGGGGTAAAGACTGTTAAGGTCAAAACTCATAACCCAATCATACATGCCTGGCACCACTTCCTTGACAAATCCACCTGGGTAGCTAACCTTTTGACTTGGGCGGCTTGGAGGAACTGCAATCTTTTTTAATGCAAGGCGACGGAAAATGATGCTATCCCAAATGGCAACCGTGCCCAGTGTATCACTATAGTTGACACCACCAAAATATGCAAGCGTAAACACAAGGTTAATCAATCCTAGCTTAGCTTCAAAGCGTTCAATAAGTTCAACGTCACATATGTTATATTCAACATATTTTTGGAAGTCACGTTCATACAGTTTGGCAAGCGTGCCTTCTTCGCCATAGTCCAACTTGTTTTGACCAAGCACAACTTCAGCAATGTGATCCAACTTGTAGCTTTCCTGCTTGCCATAAGTGTTGAGCGTAAACTTTTGGAACAAGTCCATATAGTCAAGTTGCTGAATGCCGGCGATGTTATAAAGAGTATTCTCACGACCTTTTACGGTAACTGTCTTTTGCTCAATCTTACCCCATGGGCTCAGCTTGCTAGCTTCATCACTGCCCAGTACTCTACTAATACGATTCACAAGATAAGGAACATCAAAGAGTGTGGTGTTCCAACCAGTAATTACATCAGGCATATTAAGAGTATCGCTCCACCAGCCAATAAAGTCCAATAGCATTTCGGCTTCGGTTTCAAATTGACGATACTCCTTTTTAAGATGCGGGCTGCTGCTGGCACTGACATCATAATCCTTTAGTCCCCACACAATGTATTGCTCAGCGCGGCTGCTCTTTAGTGCAATGGTCAATACGCTATGACGCGCCTCACTAGGCTCAGGGAAACTTGTGGTTGTCACACCTGGGATTACACCGTAAGCAGTCTCAATATCAATGTATGCAATGTCAATAAGGCGACGGTCATACACAATTTCATTGGGAAACTCTGCCTGAATAAAAGCAGGAATATGACGGTCATTGCCATAGATCTTAAAGTTAGGAACGCCTTCATAGCTTTTTGCAAACTCGCGGCATTCACTCATACTATTAAATCTCATTGGCTCAAGTGGGAGACCTTCAAGGCTGCGCCACTTTGCGTCCTTATCTTTACTTTCCAGATACATTACTGGACGGAATTTGTAACTATTATAAACCTTTTTACCTTCGTCATCATATCCTCTATATTTTAAAGAATTCATGTGACGATCTACACAAGTATAAAATCCGTTAATCATTATATGTTATTATAAACTAAATCGGCCCAGATGTAAACTACAAACTGGGCCGATTGGGATTTATTTTATTGCTTTACTTGATAGCAATGATGCGTGGCTTTTTCTCGTCAGGAATGACTCGCTCAAGAGCGATGATTAGGATACCATTTACAAGTGACGCTTCACCAACTTTAACATGTTCTGCTAAAGTAAAGCGGCGCGTAAACTTGCGTGCACTGATACCTTTGTGTGCATATTCCCGATCATCTTCAACCGAATGTTCACCAGTAATGACCAGTGAATTTTCAGCAGTCTCAATGGTAAGATCCTCAGCAGAGAATCCAGCAACCGCAAGTTCAACCAAGAACGAATCATCGTCAAGCTTGACCACATTATGCGGTGGGTATACATTTGTATTTTCCTTAAACGCGACATCGAAGTCTGCAAAGACTCGATCAAACCCAATTCCCCAAGGGGACAGTGTATTTATTTTCATATTTTTTTAACTCCTTATTAAGCAAGTTTTTTGGTTTATGTTGTAGATGAACCCGAAACAGCATTCACCTTTGTGGCCAACCTCGCCACAAATCTATTTATTCTTATTAGATGAAAATTCTTTAAAAGAAAGCAATTTGCGTGAACTAATAATCTCAAAGAAAGTTTTTGCGGTTTGACCATTTAGTTTATCATAACTAAAATGTACGCTGCTGTAAATTGGGCGATAGTGTAATGTGCGTTCTTTACTGTTGATAAGCAACTGCCCAGTTGTAACCATATCACCTTTGCCTGGGTCACCCATGCGCACTGGATTCATAAATGCGTCATCATTTGGCTTTTGGCTCATTG